TAAACGACAACCTTTCATGCACATTTCGTTTTGGAGCCGGAACGGTAAAAAGGTACATAAACGGTAAGGGTTTAATTGGTATGCCAAACGAGCTTTGGTTTGTTCGTCAAAGACTTTCTGAGGACTTGCTGTGTGGAATATCTTTACAATACAACATTGGCATTTTATCACTTACCGGAGGCTGGGACACCTTTAACGGACCCGGCATTGGTATTGGATATACATTCTTAGAAAAATAAACCCCTATAAAAAAATGGAACTGGAGCCTCGCAAAAAAATTGGAATTACTCACGGAGAGCTGCTTGCTGCCAGCGTTGTAATTATCAGCGCAATACTGATGTTTTGGAAAACCACTGACGTCAGGCTTTCCGCTTTAGAATTGAGAATGAACGCCAAAGAAAAGACCGACGAGCAAATTAACGTTAAGCTGGACAAGCTGCAAGACGGAATTAACGAGGTGAAGGTGACATTGCAAAACAAAGAGGACAAAAAGTAAAAATATGAAACAAAGTAAATTTGGAAGAGTAAACTTGCGTGACGCCATTCACGGCTTTTTAATGTTAGTTTTTGCCGCCACTATTAACGGCATTGTTCAAACGTTGGACGCCGGCCAGCTCCCCACAATTGAGCAAATAAAAGCGGACGCAATGATTGGCCTTACCGCCGGCTTGTCATATCTGATTAAAAACTTTCTACAAAACCAAAACGGCGAAATTTTAAAAAAAGACAAATGAGGTATCTGATATTTTTGGTTGTTCTTTTTGGGTGCAATGCTCAAAAAAAAGTTATTAAAAAAGACGCTCAGGCAGTTGACCGGGTGCTGGGGAGCCGAGCGCTTATTGACAAAATAAAGCCGGCAGTGCTGGAGCTGTACCCGTGTGCAAACGACACTACTGAAATAATTGTTTCGGGAGGGGTTGACAGTGTACCTTATCCGGTTACTCAGATTGATACGATTATTGAAGTAAAAGAAGGCGGCTACATGCAAGGCTTTATTGACGGTCAGGAGGCAATACTAAAAAGAAAAATACCAGTTAAGCGACCCGACACTATAAGAGTTACTGTTGTGGACCGGCAAAGGCAAAAGGCTGACGCCGAAACAATAAAGCAGCTCCAGCTCAGCATATCTAAGTTAGACGGTCAGATAGTGGAAAAGGACAGGGCCTTAGCAAAGCCTAACCCGTGGATATGGTATTTTATTATTGCAGTTGTCTTGCTTTTACTTTCAAATATCGTGTGGCTATATTTAAAAGTCTTAAAATGAAAATTCCAAAACAGTACGAATGGCTTTTGCAAATTCCGGTATTACCCAAAATGGTGGCCGAGGGACTGAAATTGCTTGACCAAGACACTACCGAAATAAGCGGAGCAAAAAGCAACCCGGTTATAATGAAACTGGCAAAAGACGCTGGGGTTTCAGATATTTACAAAAACGACGACGTTCCTTGGTGCGCCGTTGCTCAGACAGCCATAGCGATAAGAGCTGGTAAAGAAGTCCCGTTCACCGGATATGACAGGCTAAGAGCTGCCTCCTTTTTAAAGTTTGGCAAAGAGGTTATTAACCCGGTGCTGGGAGATACCCTTGTTTTTACCCGTCAGGGAGGAGGTCATGTAGGAATATACATAGCTGAGGACGAAACTACTTATCATGTAATGGGAGGTAATCAAGGCAACCGTTTTTCTATTATAAGAATATTAAAGTCCCGGTTATCCGGCGTAAGGCGTCCCGTTTACAATTCGGGTCAGCCAGCCTCGGCAATAGCCCGTTACGTTTCCCCCAACGGGTTACCTATATCCAAAAACGAGGCTTAAAGTTGGTTTTTTTCATGCAGTTGTTTTACCCGGCGTTTCTACGCTGGGTTTTTTTGCAATTATTTTTCAAAATATCTTGTATTGTATAAAGTGTTATACTACATTTGCCCCCATGAACAAAAACGAATTTTTCAGACTGGTGCCGGCAAAGCAGTTTTTCAACAACTATTGCCCGGAGGTAAAACGCTTTTACCACAAAATGAATGGAATTGACGGCAACAAAAAGCCGATTGACTTTTCACCGGAGGACAAAAAGAAGATGAAGGCAGCTTTAAAGCTAATGATTAAAGACATTTCAAAAGTCAATTTTGAAAATGACTAATTGGATAAGCATATCTGAGGCAGAATTGATACTCAACCGACCTTTTGAGTGGATAGAGCATAGAATGGTACCGGCTGATTGGGACCCTTCTCCTCCTGTAAATAAAAGCTGGTTTTTTTATGAAAAATCAGACTGGAAAGTTAGTGACGCAAAATTGTTTTTTAACCGGGATAGCATGGTTAGAATGAGAGCTGAGATAACAGCACTACATAAAAACCACCTATTCGGATAAGTTTTTCATAATTGGCAAGCAACCGGCGGTATGTTTCTACATAGCCGCCTTTTTTTTTGCAAAAAATAAATTTGCAAGTACAAAATAATATACTACATTTGCTCAGTCAATTTTGACAAAACAATAAAAACAACTTTTCCATGAGTGAAAACAAAGCGGTGACCACGGCACCCAAAAACCCCGTGAAACAATTGTTTGAGCGCCCGGAAGTACAGGCAAAATTTAAAGAGCTGCTGGGTAAGCGGTCCAGCTCCTTTTGCACCTCGGTCCTTCAAATTGTGGCCAGTAACCCAATGTTAAGCAAAGCAGACGCGTCCAGTATTTACCAAGCGGCGGCTGTTGCGGCGACTTTAGACTTGCCATTGAACAACAACCTCGGCTTTGCTTACATTGTTCCTTACAACAACAAGCAACCGGACGGCACATTTAAGACCGTTGCTCAGTTTCAAATGGGTTACAAAGGCTTTATTCAACTTGCTCAGCGTTCCGGGCAGTTTAAGAGCATTTATGCCAGCCCTATTTACAAAGGGCAGATTGTAAACGAAAACCCACTGGAGGGCTATGAGTTTGACTTTAGCGTAAAGTCTGACGTACTGGTAGGGTATGCCGCAAAGTTCAAACTTTTGAACGGTTATGAGGCTACATTGTACATGAGCATTGAGCAGCTCCAAAAACACGGAAAAAAGTACAGTAAAACTTTTGGCAACAAGTCCGGGCTGTGGAGTACCGATTTTGACGCTATGGCCAGTAAGACGGTATTAAAACTGTTGTTGTCAAAATTCGCTCCTTTGTCTATTGATATGCAGCGAGCTGTCATAACTGACCAAGCGCTTGTCAATGACGCGGACACGGTTGACGTTACCTACATTGATAACGACGAGCCGGAGATAGACAAGGAGGCTGAGCGCATTGTATTGCTCATAAACGACGCGACGAGCGTTGAACAGCTGTTGAAAATTAAGCCGTTTGTAAAGGAGGCGCAGCTGGACTTGTTTGAAAACAAATTTTCTAACCTTTCCGAAAACGAAATGTAATCATGGAAAACACTAACAACGAGCTGGCAATTGTAATAAGCGAAACGCAAGTGCCGGAGGATATGCAAAAGTCGCTGATTGAATATTTCACCCCGTTTTTGCAGCAAGCCGCTGACTGGAAAGAAAAAGCAGAAAGCCTTGTCGTAACTGATATAACCCAAACCCACGAAATGAAAATGGCAAGGGAGGCAAGGCTGGCTATTCGCGAGATACGGCTGGCGGCAGACAAAACCCGTAAAATGCTCAAAGAGGACAGCTTGAAATACGGACGAGCTGTGCAAGGGGCTTACAACGTTATTGAGGCTGTAATTTCCCCTATTGAAAGTCACCTTGAAAAGCAAGAGAAGTTTAAAGAGCTGTACGAATTGCGGCAAAAAGAAAAGCTCCGACTGGAGAGAGAGGAGCTGTCAAAAGACGTCCGGGAGTACATGATTGTAAATATCAATTTGGGAGAGATTACTCAAACCGATTTTGAGCGCATGCTGAACGGCGCTATCCTTCAAAAGCAAGCTGCCGAACAGGCTGCAATAAAAGCAGAAGAGGAACGGCAAGCCCGGTTGAAACAAGAGGCAGAAGAGCGCGAGAGATTGAGAATAGAGAATGAGAGATTAAAAGCCGAAGCCGAAGAGAGAGAGCGAGAAAGACAAGTTGAGCTGGACAGGCTGGAAATGGAGCAGCGCAAAGCGAACATTGCCGCCGCCAAACTGAAAAAGGAGGCTGAGGCTAAGCTGGCTGCCGAGAGAGCCGAAAGAGAGCGACTGGAGGCTGAGCTAAAGGCAAAGCAAGAGGCTGAGCTAAAGGCAGAACAAGAGCGCCAAGCAGCTATTGAAGCCGAGCTGAGTAAGGGTGACAAGGCTAAGTTATCGGACTTAATTTCAGACTTAGAGGCGCTACAAAGCAAGTACGAATTTAAGGCCAAAAAGAACAAAGCTCTTTACAAAATAGTTGTAGAGCTGCTGGGAAAAATCATTGTTTACATTAACTCAAAAAACATTTAATTATGGACTTTTCTAAGACATTATTTCGCTGCTCCTCCCTCGGTCACATCATGACTGAGGCAAGGGGAGCCGGGCTTTCAGAAACCACTAAAACACATTTGATTGACGTTTACGTTTCCAACAAGTATGGACGCCGTGACGACATTCAAGGGAAGTACATTGAAAAGGGGCTGGCAGTTGAAGAGGACAGCATTACTCTTTATTCACGAATTAAGCAGTCATTTTTTAAGAAAAACGACAGCCATATCAGTAACAGCTGGATAAAGGGAACGCCCGACTTGTACGAAGGTTTCTCCATTGAGCAAGCCACTCACATAGTGGATATTAAGAGCAGCTGGGACATTTATACATTCATGCGCGTACTTACAAAAGACGTGAATAAAATGTACTACTGGCAATTACAGGGCTACATGGACTTAACTGGAGCAACCAGCGCAACACTGGCTTACTGCCTTGTAGATACGCCAGTCCAATTGATAGAGGACGAGAAACGGCGCCTAATGTGGAAAATGGGAGTGGCTACCAACGAGAACCCTCTTTATTTGGAGGCTTGCGAAGAGCTGGAAAAGGCAATGACGTTTGGAGATATTGACATGCGCGAGCGCCTCATAGAGTTCAAAATAGAGCGCAACGACGCTGACATATTGCGCATGCATAAACGAGTTGAGGACTGCCGCGAATGGCTCAATGATTTTGAAAATAAACGTTTTTAATCATGGCAAGAGAAGTAAAGGGAGAGGTGCGTCTTATAATGAACGGTGAGGTTGTCAGATTTCGTCCATTTCATTCAGTCAAGCATAGAAGGAGAATTATTGAAGAGTGGACAAAGGACGTTAACCGATTAACTAACAAGCACCAGTATTTCATTTCAATAATCTTAAACACTTAGCTATGACGGACTTAACAATGTACCCGGTAAAAATGCAGCTGCAATTAATCAAATCTAATGGCAAGGTTCCAAAAGCAATTGCAGACGGTGAAAAATGGGAAGAGGTAAAAAAAATACTCTATTCGGTTGCTAAAGTTTCACCGGAGGTTGAAAAATATTTTTTTAATAAATACAACTGTTAAACATTAAGCTATGGGGTACGATTACAAAAGCAGCCTCCCAGCGTACAAAGAGGCTCCGAAAAAGAAAGACTATGCCCGGCAAATGGTATTTACCGTCATTTGCAAAATAGGTCCCTGTAATGACCGGCAAATATCCGAGTTTTTGAAATGGCCGATTAACCGAATAACACCGAGAAGAGGAGAGCTACTGGAGGAGGGTCAAATCATTCAGCACTGCAAAGCTGTTGACCCAGCAACCAATAGAACCGTAAGCTGGTGGGTTAAAAAGCCTGACGGGCTTAATCAGTTATCTTTATTTTGAAAAAATGTTTTTTGAAAGTACAAGATATTTTCTAAATTTGTTTCTCAATCCGAGCAGCGAACTGGTACCGTTGTTCGGGTTAATGGTTAGAACCAAACGGGGGGGTGGCAGAAGTACCAGCTGTTGCTCCCCCTTATTTATTTATGGCAGCAAACCCAATTTTACCACTTTATTACAACGACATAGACCGGTCAACGCGTGACTGGACTGACGCTGAGTTTGGCTGTTTTATGCGCTTGCTCATGCACCAGTGGGCGCAAGGAGAGGTCCCAAAAAACCCGGAGAGAATGAGTCGCATAGTTACAAGTTTGGCTGAAAGTTGGCTGACGGTTGGCTCAAAGTTCGCTGAAACCGAAACCGGTTATGTGAACGAAAGGCTGGAGCAAATAAGAGCTGAGCGAATGGCTTTTTCAAAAAAACAGTCCGACAATGCCAAAAACAAGGGCAAAAAGGACATAGAAAAGCCAAACGAAAGCCAAACCGAAGCCAAAAAAAAGCCAAAAGACAGCCTTCATATTGAATATGAACATGAAAATAAAAATGAAATAAGGGGGGTACGGGGGGAATTTTCAGAAGAGCTTACCAGCATGGAGATTGGAGCTACAAGAGAGTACGTTTCAATTACCGGACAGCGAACACTTACCGAGCCTCAAATTTTAGAGTATTGGAAAGCGTATTTAATTCATTCCAACGGAACGTTACACGGAACAAGAACCCGTCAGCTCCAGCATTTTCGGAACTGGCTTAAACTACAACCACATGAAAAGTCTAAAAGAACTAATGACCCAAGTAAACCCGGAACAGTCAGAACAGCCGTTTAATTACCGGGACATTCTAACTGAGGAGGAAATTAACCAGCAGCTTAATTATCACATGGAGCTTGAAAAAAAGCATTTTGTTTACCGAATGGCAGACAGTGGACTGAACGTTAATCGCATAGCTCAAAAAATGACTGAGAAAGATTGGGCTTTCACTGAGGCTGAGAAAGAGAAAATTTTGACCGACGCTGCCAAAAGAAAGCTATGGCACTTAGAGGACAAGAGAGCTGCCGAGCAAAGAGCCTTAGAGCTGGAAAATAAAAAGAAAGCGTTGCTGGAGTCATGGACAGCTGAGGAGTTTATGCGCCTCATTCGCACTCATTACATTGCTAAGCACGGAAAGTTTATTGAACGTCCCGACCAGCTAAAGTATTTTCAAGCTATTTGCTATTTTCTTTCCACGGATAAGAGGTTTGAAACTGAGCTGGGCTTTTCTTTTAAGAGAGGGCTTTTTATCTTAGGAGAGAGTGGGCTGGGTAAGACTGAAACTTTAAAAGCATTGAAGAGCAACCCGTTGCGCCCTATGGCAATTGTTTCAATGATTGAAGTCACGCAGTCAGTTAAGTCAAACGGGGAGTTTAATATCCCTGATAATAAAATAATTGTGCTGGACGACGTTGGTTGCGAGCCGGTACCTATTAAGCATTACGGAACCGATATACGCTGGTTCCCTGATTTAATTGAGTCCCGTTACATAGCCCAGCAAGATTTCAGCAACTTGATTATAACAACGAACTTAGGAGGCGACGACATAGAGCAGCTGTACGGGTATAGAATTAGGAGCCGCGTTCGTGAAATGTTTAACTTTATAAAACTTGAAGGGGAGGACATTAGAAAATGATAGTTCAAACTATACACGAAATACTCAACCCGTTTGACGTGGAAACACCCTTGGGGTACGGCGTGGCTTTGTTTATGATAGCCGGCAGCATACACTCAAACCCTCAATTCATTATCAAATTTTACGATACTGGGCTTTTGCGCACCGTTGACCAAAACGACATTAAAGTTTACGGCAACCCGACAGCTGGAGAAAAACTAATACCTCAAAATGAAAACAATAATACTAAAGGAGGACATATTTAGTACCTTAAAGCCAAAAGTCCAGTACGGCAAAAAAGGTGAAAAGGTGACCGTCATATCAGACCACGGCGCTGCCATTATTGTAATGAACAGCTCCGGTAACAAATATTCAGTCAACCCCGAAAAAACAAGCTATGAAAAAATGTAGAAAATGCGGAGAGCAAAAGCCTCTCACTGAGTTTAACAAAGCCGAAAGCCACGGTCAAAACCGTGTAAACTATTGCCGGGATTGCGGCAAAAAAATGAGAAAAGTTACAGCTGACCGAATTAAGGAGGGAACAATACAAGCGTATTAATGAAAAAAAAACTAAGAAAACCAAAATTCAGACCGTCCAAAAGAACTGAAAACCGGTTTGTAATAGCCTTTAAAAGGTCGGAAGCAAAATTTTTGGATAGCATAGAAAATCAATTACTTTTTAATAATCAAAAACAAAAACCATGAAACTAAAAACTTTCAATGCCGAAAACACTTTTTCACAAAGACAAACAAAGCCTTTCATTCAGGTAAGCCAGAAAACCGGATTGTTTGGATTTAACAAAGCCGTTAATGAGATTCTTGCATTAAAGGCCGGCGACCAGATCCAATTTCATCAAGACGAGGAAAACCCTGATGAATGGTACATTGAAAAAGTAAAGCAAGGCGGATTTACTCTCCGGGACTATAAAGCAAAATCGTTATTGTTCAACAACACAACGCTTGCTCGAAAAATATTTGAATCGGTAGAATGTGAAAAAAGGAGTGGCCGGCTGATCATTGGGGAGCAAGTAAAAGTTGGCAAGCAATTACTTTACACAATTGTTACTGCATCTTTAAAACCTCAAAATACAATGGTATGGTAGTTTGCAACGCGTACCCGGATAATGAAAATCCTTGTTTAGTGCAAATAAATTATTTAGATGGTGATATAGGATTTTATATATGCAAAAACTTTGAAGATGGGTTAAATTATCAAAGTTCAATCGTCGCTTTATTCAAATGTAAACCAAAAACCAAATAACATGGCACAACAGACATTATTAGAGCGCACCTATTTAGAAGACGGCATTATAATTCCTAATTCTAATTGGAAATATCTATTAAAGCTATCAGAAATGAAAGATAAAACCTATCAAGAAAGGGGTAAGTTTGGTAGAGCGTTCTGCAACTTCGCCTCCAATAGAAAAAAAATCAAAAACCAAAAAAAACAATAACATGGCAACAAACATCAGCGTCAAACTGGACGTAAAAAAGATTGACAAAAAGCGCCTCTACATAGGCGAGAAAGGCGTTTATTTAGACGCCACAATTATCATGTTCGACGAGGCCGACAAGTACGGCAACAACGGAATGATAGTTCAAAACGTCAGCGAAGAGGAGCGCAAGGCTGGCGTAAAGGGTGGAATTCTCGGCAACGTAAAATTTATTCAAAAGAAACAAGTCACCCCGGAAGAGCATAAAGAGATCACCGACGACTTACCATTTTAAAAAAAACAACACATGAAAACAATCAAAAAATCAAAACTGAACAGCGTCGGGTATTTAGAAGTTGAATTTGAGCAAAAAGTGGTTTCTGAGGAAAACGAAACCTTCACCATTGAAGCGGCTCAAAAATGCACATGGTCACCTCACAATGACTTACTTGTTAAACTGGACGCGTTAAAGCCTCACCTTGCTGTATTGTGCGAGCAAGTGGAAAACATGCTGGAAATTACCAGTTATGAGGTAGCGTTTGAAGCTCCACACCCGATTTTGGCAAAGCTAAAAGTAACTGGTTTTACAATTGGAGGCAGTGACGAGCATGAGGGAGTTACACTGATAGGGAGAAGAGTACTGGCTGGCAATAGAGTTTTAAACCTTGTAAGCCCGTTTGCTAAATGGGAGGACGAACATAACGGTTATGAGCATAGTTACGAGCTTGCCGGTTTGATTAATGACTTACAGGGAGAGGTACGCTTGTATTTAGAGGGCAAAAAAGCGCCAGCAGTTCAGTTGTCTTTGGAATTTGAAAACAACGAGCAATGAGATATTTAATATCAAATCAAAAATACAGGTCAGACAAGTGGATAATTGTTAAAATATTTACTCTTATCCCCCGGAAATGTTATGACGCCGACGCCGACGCGTATTTCATAGTTTGGCTGGAGTATATCAATGTGGTATATGAAAAATTAGGAGGCGAGAATGGCAAGTTTTTTTTTAACGAGTATAGAACAATAAACAACTGATGAAAACATTTTTAATCGTGTTCGTCCTCACTTGCATAGTTGTTTACAGCGCTGGCAGCTATGAGTATAAAAACCGAAACACCGACAAATGAATGACAAGAAACTTTGGAAGGCTTTTTCCGAGTACATACGCCGCCGGGACTCTAACAAAGAGGGCTTTGGAAAGTGCTTTACCTGTAACCGAATTATCCACTGGAAAAAAGGAGATTGTGGACATGGTATAGGCCGCCAGCACAAAGGCACAAAGTACAACGAGAAAAACAACCACCTCCAGTGTAAGCCTTGCAACGGGTTTGAGGGCGGCAAAAGAGAGATCTACAAAGAGCAAATGAACAAGCGATACGGTGAAGGTACCTGGGAACTCATGGAACTGTCAGCAAAAAAGCCGGCTAAATGGGGCCAGTTTGAAATCGACCAGCTCGAGAAGTACTACAAGCAGAAACTTAATGAAATGGAGGCTTCAAACGAAGTATTAAAACTTTCGTAACTTTATATTCAAAGAAAGCAAAATGACTGAAATCCGTATCGTAAAAATCTCTCAAATAAAACCCAATCCACAAAACCCACGGGTTATAAAGGACGAGAAGTTCAAAAAGCTGGTAAAATCTATTACCGACTTCCCCCAAATGTTGGAAAAGCGTCCGCTGGTATGCTTTACCGATAAAGATAAAAAGCTGGTAGTGCTGGGGGGCAACATGCGCCTTAAAGCAGCCCAGGAAGTGGGCTTAGATGAACTACCCGTTATGTTGGCCGACGACTGGACGGAGGAGCAGAAGGCAGAGTTCCTGATTAAGGATAACGTCGGCTTCGGGGAGTGGGATTGGGATCAGCTCGCCAACCAATGGGATACCGACTTACTCACGGAGTGGGGGTTGGATATTCCCGGATTTGCAATTGGTGAGCCCGAAGCCCAGGAGGACGATTACGAAATACCGGAGGAGATAAAAACCGATATTGTATTAGGCGACATTTTTGAAATAGGCCAACATCGGCTTATTTGTGGGGATAGTACCCAGTCCGACACTTTCAGCCGCCTGTTTGGGGAGCAAATGGCTGATTTGGTAGTAACGGATCCCCCTTACAACGTAAACTACGAGGGCAAAACCAAAAACAAGCTGAAAATATCCAACGACAGCATGGCCGATTCTGACTTTTATCAATTCCTTTATGACTTTTACACCGCACTGGGAGCTTATACAAAGCCCGGAGGAGCGTGGTACGTTTGGCATGCTGATAGCGAGGGTGCCAATTTCCGAAAGGCAATGGCTGACGCTGGAATAATGGTAAAGCAATGCCTCATTTGGGTAAAAAACAGCATGGTAATGGGTAGGCAAGACTATCAGTGGAAGCACGAACCATGCCTTTACGGATGGAAGGAAGGCGCAGCCCACGGATGGTACAGCGACCGGAAGCAAACCACGGTTCTCGAGTTTGACCGGCCAAATCGAAACGCTGAACACCCCACAATGAAGCCGGTGCCATTAATTGCCTACCAAATAGGAAACAGCAGCAAACAGGGGGATATTGTCGCAGATGCATTTGGAGGATCCGGTACGACAATGGTCGCCTGCCATCAAATGGGAAGGAAAGCATACTTGGTTGAGTACGATCCCAAGTACTGCCAAGTTATTGTTGACCGTATGCTAAAGCTCGATCCAAAAATTGAAATAAAAAGGAACGGCAAAAAGTATGTAGTTTCTACCCCCCCCCCGATAATTAAAGCGTTGATATTCATAGTAATAGCATGTGTAACTTTATTTTTAATGTTAATAGCATACAAAAGCAAAGCAATGGCTTAAAAAAAAATAAGCTGTAAAACAGCGTAAAAACAGAGTAAGTATGGCAACGGTAAAACGAAACACAAAGGGTTTAAAGCCATTCCCAAAAGGCAAGTCCGGAAATCCAAATGGAAGGCCAAAGAAACTGCCTGCCCTCGATGTTTTGATGGCAGAGGTTCTCGGAGAGGAAAAGGACGGCATGAGTGCTGCGAAAGCGATATTGGCAAAGTTGCGGCAAAAGGCTGCCGCTGGAGATGTTCGTGCAGCCGAGATATTGCTCGATCGTGCTTACGGGAAGGCGAAGCAGTCATTGGAGGTCACCGACCGTACAATAATTGTTCAACACGAAGATGAATGATTCGGGTGGTATGGCCTAAATGGTCAAAGATTATTAACCAAAAGTTTGTACCATTAACGCGCTGCCGTGATCGGTACGTTATTTTGTATGGGAGCCGGGGATCTTCCAAGTCAGATTACATTGCAAAGCAGCTCGTTTACAACTGCCTTACCCATAGGTATTTTAAATGCATTCTTTACCGCCGGAAGTACAACACCATTCAAGAATCGAGCTATGAGAACATAAAACAAACGATTTTAACCCTGGGCTTGCAAGACGTTTTCACTTTTAAGGTGGCGCCGCTGCAGATAGTTTGTGCCAATGGGAACCGGTTTATTGCCAGGGGTGGCGACGATCCGGCCAGCTTGAAATCCATTAAAGACCCAACGTGCGTATGGTATGAGGAGGACATTCCGGACGAGGAGGACTTTGCCATCATATCCTTAACCATTCGCTCCGGTAAAGCTGACTGCTTACAGGAATATTTTTCAATCAACCCGGAGGTGGAGGGCGACTACACCGATAACTGGTTTTGGAAAAGGTATTTTGAAGGGAAAACAGATCTATCCTACCGTACCACTTCCGAAATAGAGGTCGAAGGTCGGAAGGTTATTTACAGCGTAACGGTCCACCATTCCGTTTACCAGGACAACCGCTGGCTCCCGGATGCCGTGAAAGCTCAAATTGAATCCTACAAAACCACCAGCCCATATTTGTACAGCATTTACGCCAAGGGATTGTGGACGAGAAAGCAAACCGGGGGGAATTTTTACAAATTGTTTGATCGGAGCCGTAATACCGCCCAGGTTACTTACAATCCCTCTCTCCCACTCCATATTTCCTTTGACTTTAACGTCAACCCCTACATGACTTGCACGATTTGGCAGCTGGAAGGGAAGCAGGCGCGGCAAATAGATGAAATTTGCCTTCCCAGCCCGAAAAACCGAACCGAAGCCGTCTGCAGGGAGTTTGAGCGAAAATACCCTGGGCATACAGCCGGCTTGTTTGTTTACGGGGATCCTTCGGGCATGCAGGAGGACACCCGGACCGAAAAGGGGTACAATGATTACGTGGTTATCCAGCGAACGCTTTCAAAATACCGCCCTTCATTACGGGTAGCTAAGGCTGCCCCCCCGGTAGTTATGCGTGGAAACTGGATAAACAGCGTTTTTGCCCACAATATAGGCGGCATGGAGATCGTAATCGGCCTGAATTGCGGCAAAAGCATATCCGATTTGATGTATCTGAAGGAAGCCAGCGACGGAACCAAGGCCAAAACAAAGGAAAAAGACCCCGAAACAAACATCAGCTTTGAAAAACACGGCCACACGTCAGATTCCATGGACTATTTGCTCTGCTATGCCTTCGCCACGGAGTTTGTTATGTACCAAAAGGGAGGGGTAAGCACCAAAATCAGCACGGGCAAAAACAAGACAAAAAGGGTCTATTAAGATCAGCAGCCAAAAAAAAGTTTTAAAACTTCCTCAAAAAAAGTTGTTGGTATAAAATATTATACTAAATTCGTGTTGTCAATACGACAAAAACACACACACACCATGAACACAAAACAAGTAAAGGAGTACAAAATTGTACCGGTTAAAAATGAGGAAAATTACATAAAGGCAAAAATCATCTCCACGGAAGATGCTGCTAATTACTGCCGCCAATTTTATTTCGACGACATTGCCGTATATGAGAGCTTTTTTCTTTTGCTTTTGAATAGGGCAAATAATACAATCGGCTGGGCTAAAATATCTCAGGGAGGCATTACTGGCACCGTTGCCGACGTTACCCTAATTGCAAAGTATGTAGTAGACAGCTTAGCGAAAGGCGCAATCATTTGCCATAATCATCCGTCCGGCAATTTGACTCCATCCAACACCGATATTTCCTTTACGCAACAATTTAAAGCAGCCTTAGCATTATTTGACTGCAAGCTATTAGACAGCATTATTTTAACTGAGCAAAGTTATTACAGCATGGCCGACGAAGGAAAAATTTAATCATCCACCAAAAAACATAAACACAAAATGGAACACAAACACACACCCGGAAACTGGACGTTAGTAAAAAACACGTCCGGCTCACAGTCAAAAATTCCTCCTTATTTAATAATGGAGGACAAGCGCTACAACGCCAAAAATATTGCCACGGTCATTCCTTCGTTTGGAATGGAGCCGGAGGAGGTTGAGGCCAACGCCCGACTAATTGCCGCCGCCCCGGAGCTGCTGGCAGCCCTCAAAAAGATAATCGCCAACCCTGAGAGAGTTGACAAAGGCTCGGTCGCCTATGAAATTGGCAAAAACTTGCCTCTCCCAAAAAGAATGGACGACGACCGCCAGTGGTACATGCAAATTATTGCAGCCGTTGAAAGAGCAACCGTTAACCCTTAAAACCTAATCAAATGTTAGAAGGATATTTAGCAATGATGTTGTTTATAGTTACAATAGTGGCATATTTCACCATTGACAAAGACGAAACCGGTTACGATAACGAGAACTTTTTAGATTAAGTTTTTAAACCATAAAAAACATAACCCATGAACGACAAAGAGATATTTGACTGGATAGCCTCAATCATTGAGAGCTGCAAACATCAGTTCCAGCTGGAGTGCGCCGAAAACCTCATAGAGCTGTTCAGCAAGAGGACAAAAGACGGCAACCTAATTTCTGAGCTGAATAGATTAAGAGTTAATAAATTTGCCCTCATACACGGGCTTTAAAACAACAAAAATGGAAATAGAATATTCAAACGAAGTCCGGGGAAAAGTACACGCTTACAGGTTCGCCGACTGGGAGAAAAAAGCAATTGCAAAAGCCCTAAAGCCAGTCATAAAAAAGCTGGAGAAGGAAATTGAAAAGATAGACAACGACCCCGAAAACGAGGGGCAAGTAACATTCCGGGAGCAGCAAAGACAGCTGGGGTACGAAATTGAAGCGCTGAACGAAATCATATCGGAGTTCAAAAAATACAAATAAAATGGTCAGGTGGCGGAATGGTAGACGCACCGATTGAGCGGCGGAGGTAATAGCCAATAACTCCTAACAGGTTCGATTCCTGTCCTGTGACAGCCCGGAAAGACGGGCATTTTAAAAAAATTCGTGTGTGTGTTGTGGTTTAAGGGTGGCCGTAATGGCTGCCCTTTTTTGTTAGGCAATTGTGCAGTATAAAAAGGAGGCCAAAAAATTGTAGCTTACAAAAATGCGCCGTTCGTTTTTTACCCTTATTTTTAGCGTACAATGCCAGCTCCATGCCTTATTTAATCTTTTCAGACTATAAAAAGCAGATACAAACTGACAATCTCAATCAGATTATTGGCAATGATTTAAACGTCTTAAATGCCGCCCAGCTCCAAGCAGCGGAAGAGGTAAAAGCATACCTGACCCAAAAATATGACGTCACCGAGGAAATGCAAGACGTCACATTGTGGGACAGAAAGCTGGCAACTTACAAAGCCGGCAGCCGTGTTTATATCAATGCTGAAAATTACCAAAACAACAATACCTACACCAACGGAGCGCTGGCTATTCATGCCGGCAGCGTTTATCAGTGCATTGCGAACGCCGCCACTGGACACTTTGACCACTCAAAATGGAAACTAATCGGAGAGCCATACGATTTTTTCTTTGCGAAATATCCCGAAAGGAAATTTTCATTTACCGATACTTACGCCGTTGGTGAAAAAGTGATATGGAAAAATAAGGTTTACCGGTGCCTTGTTGCGACGGTTAACCTAAGCCCGGCTGGAGAGTATCAGTACGGAAGATACGAGAGCGTTCCGCTGCCAAACTTAGACCCGTCATTGCCAAAGAGTGCAAGCCAGTGGGCCTTTGTTCAGGACTATTCGGTGCCGGCTTTCGCCAGCGTCATTGATACCCGTTATTGGACGCCCGGAGATTTAAGAAGCCAGCAGTTACTTGCGGTGACTATTGACATTTGCCTTTACCACTTGCACAGCAGAATTGCTCCTCGGAACATACCGGAGCTGAGAGTGAAGCGCTATGACGACGCTATTCGCTGGCTCAAAATGAGCGCCGAGGGTGCCGTTACACCAGCTCTTCCTATATTGCAACCCCGTCAAGGTGCGCGCATACGTTACGGCGGAAATGTGAAAGCTCAAAACACTTACTAATATGTACACGTCAGACAGCCTCCCAGCTTTACTGGACTTTAACGTTTACCAAGACGACACAATGAAGCGGACTATCCGGCTTACCAATAAGACGACTGGACTGCCTATTGACTTAACCAGCGCCGCTGTAAAAATGCAAGTAAGAACACCGGACTTGCAAACCGTTGTTTTGACTATTGAAAACGGCAGTGGAATTACCATTGTGGACAATGCCATTCTCATTCAGAAAAACATTACTATCCCTTCCGGGGAATATGTGTATGACTTGCAAGTGACGAAGGATAGTGTAATTACAACCTATCTGAAAGGAGGATATTTTGTAACCCAAAACGTAACGCTGTGAGTGAATTGGTAACAATAGAAGTTTCCGAGCCAGTTGTACAGGTAGAGGTGGTAGGGGAAGCTCCTATCATTGAGGTTGACGCTGGAGGTGGAGCTGTCGGTCCGCAAGGCCCTCCCGGTCCACAAGGGCCGCAAGGAGTTCAAGGCGAACCCGGACCAGCCGGCGCAACGGGTCCAGCCGGACCAACCGGAGCCACTGGCCCACAAGGTCCACAAGGCTTGACTGGGCCGCAAGGACCGCAAGGGTTAAAGGGAGATACTGGAGCTACGGGAGCTACTGGGCCGCAAGGTCCCATTGGTAATACCGGCCCACAAGGACCAGCTGGCCCGACTGGCGCAACCGGACCGCAAGGAGCTACTGGACCAGCCGGCCCCGGACTGCCTGTTGGCGGCGCAATTGGACAACTGCTTAGAAAAAAATCAGCAACCGATTACGACACCGAATGGGGTATAAAGATTACCTCAGGTACAGCCGCCCCCTCCGGTGGTGCCGACGGTGACATTTACTTGCAATATGTGTAAACTATGAATGTTATAACGACGGGGCAACCAGTTTCATCAAACGTGAATTACGTCACTGCCGAGGAAGGGACATTTGACGACTACGAATTTGTGTTATGCTGCACGAATGACTTGCAGTACAGCGTGATGTTTTTGGCAATAATGATTGTAAAAAATATAAATGAATTGAACAATGAAGGTAGCATTTGAACAACTGTTTAACGGTTCGTTGGAGCAAGTAGCCGTTGGTGGCGCTTACGACGCAACCAAAATAAACCGTGGTAAACACACGGGCCAGTTTAACCTTGGCGCTGGAGATACTGATAAGTTTATTGGCCCAGCTCCAGTAGGGGTTGCAAACTTTGGCGAAAGCTCGCTGGCTATTGCCTCAAACTTTGTTCACCCGATTAAGATTACCGATAACTTGTTTTGGATATTTGGCTCAGACGGAGCCTCAGCAGCCGCAACAAGAAGGGTTCAGTTATGGACGTTCGTCCCTTCAACTAATACTTATACTTTTATTGGAGCTGTTACATTAACCTTCCCTACTGCCACTACTCACACGGTAAGGGGTTTCCGGGCAATACTTGAAAATTACATAACTGGCACCGTTTCCGTTAGTGGAACAGGCGTTACCGGTACGGGTACGGCTTGGAACACGGGGCTTTCGGTTGGTAGCCGTATAGGTTTTGGCTCAACCGACCCCAACGCAATTACAACGTGGTATCAGATTTCTGCCATTGGCTCAGATACCTCAATTACACTAACTGCCTCAGCTGGGACTATTGCAGCCGGCACCCCTTATGTTATTCAAGACTTAATGTTTGTGCATGCAAACACAAACGCCACTGCAACCAACGGGGGAATTTTTGTCACAAAGGGCTTGCAGTATGCTGATTTTCAAAACCCGGCTACCACTATACCAGCAGCGACAACGGTTGACAAGATTAAAGCGAACTATTGGTTAAGGGACGCCGCAACCGTTACCAATACCGTTATTGGAGGCTGTGCCTTAGGAGATAGAATTTCATTTACTGAGCAATACGTTTATTCAACGAATGGTGCCGCCTCGTCACTTAATATTTACAGGTACAATATTAGAGCTGCATTGACGTTGACGGCTGGAGCTGCTACGCTCACGGGTTCTGACATAGTTGTTACCGGCGCTCAGGCTGTAACTGGTACTATTTCGCAAAACAATAACGGAAGAGTAGGAACACTTGCTCATGGAGCCGGCGCTGGGGTTCCGTCAGTGTACTTGTTTACAACAACTCGTATAATTCGGGTTCCGATTGCAAATATTGTGGCCGGTAGTACCACATTTATAGCAGACACCATGAGCGAAGTCCCTCCGGGTGGCGCAAATACAAACATTGTCGGTGGTACGTTTTTATCT